CTAACTGATTTCTCCCCATAAGTCACCTAATATCTGATTAGGTGGGGCAGAACCATTCCATGTTCTAATAGGCAAGTAATAACGTTGCCCCTCCCATGTATATCCTACCCAAACATGACCATCTTGTAACATCACTTCTGTATAATCACAATATCCACCAGGTTGGAACTGATAACCCACTGGACAAGATAAGAATGGCCCCACTTTTCTTACTGTGATTGGTTGATTGCCGTTTGTGAATCTAGCACTTTCTTCCATGTAGTAAGTACCATATTTATTACGTTTCCATGCACTTGCAACTGGTTTAACTGTATTACTTGAAGCGCTTGACTCATTAGAGACAGTGGCAACCGGTATTTTACCATCCATGTACGCCCTAATCTGCTTGATAAAGTAGTCTTTAAGTTGCAACCGCTTGTCTTCTGGCAATAGACCGCGAGTTACTGGGTCAAAACCAGTGTGTAAAACCGAACTTCTATGAGGGCATGATGTTGAAGTAAATTCATTGTGCAATCTGATTGTATTTCTGTTTGCTGGTAATCCCCATTTTTTCAACAATCTAGCGCATTCTTGGAAAGTTGCCTGTTCATTTTTTAAGAATGTCGCGTTATCTGCGCCCATTGATTGACATACTTCAATACCGTAATAATATTTATTACCTATTTGATTAGCGGTATGCCAACCTACTTGTGATTCATCTAAGGCTTGCCAAACTGTGTTGCCTGATACGTAACTATGCGCAATGCCCGCTTCTAATCTTGATAAAGGTGCATTTACTAATCCGTTACGATATGCTTCAGCAGTCGCCCCTTTGCTTCCTGCGTCGTTGTGTATAACTATACCTTTAGGGTTACTACCACGCTTAGGTAGGTCATAACCTTTAACCACATCTTTGATGATTTTAAGTTCTACTGCTTTAGGTTGTGGCTTAGCTGTTTCTTTTTTAGGTGCTTGTGTAGGAGATTGTATTGATCGTGGCGCTGTTTCGCTTTTGAAGTTAGGACGGATAAACCACATAGGGAAATCGTAAGCATGTTGTCGTCTTGTAACTTTTTCCCAACCCCAGCCGGGTTGTTCGATTCCGTCAGTCCAGCCACCGCCTAGCCAATTCTGCTCATATACAATGATATAATCTAAAGTTGCTTCAATTACCCATGCTACGTGTCCGTATCCTGCACCGTAATTACTACCGAACACAACCATGTCGCCGGGTTGTGCCAAAAAGTCCGGTGTATTTTGGTATACAGTAGCTAATCCGTCGAAGTTGTTAGCGAACGGAATATCTTTTGCGCCTACACCTTTTAGGAGTAATCCAAACAAAGCTTTCCAACCAGCATTAGCATAATCAAAGCATTGAAATGCATACCAAAGGTCGATATTAAATTGTTTTCCCTCAGAAGTTTTCAACCACTCTATAAACTCTTTTTTAGTCAATTTTGCTTGCATTGTCGCCACCTCCGTGATGATACTCGTTCACGTCAAAGCCAACATCGTTAGAGGCGTCTGTGAAAGGTTGTGATGTATCATATTCTTTTGGTGCTTTCGTGCTTAATTCCGGCGTTAAACTGCTGTCTTGTGATGATTTCCACGTAACTTGTTGTTCTTCTTTATTGCTATCTCTAGGCGCTTGATATGTCTGTGCTATAGATGAATCTGAGACGCCTTTTGACGTTGGGTCAGTAATAACGCCAATCCCTGTAAGTAGCGTGAGGATAGCACCTATAATCGCGCTGGCTTGATTTAATTGAGTTGATAAATCGAATCCGAATAAATCTGTGATTTGTTTGATAAATAACAACAATGCACCAACTAAACCTGTTAATACTGCTTTATTTTTAAATCTCAATTTCCAGTTAATATCCATTTGTTTGCTCCTTTTATCCAAAATAAAAAACGACTAAAAAATTAGTCGTTTAAAATTATTCAATGGTCAATGTCGGAGATCCTGAATAAACATCACTTATAGTGACATACAACATCCCTGAAGGATTACTAAAGTTGATATTTTTACTTGCAACTCCGCTATTGACTCCTGATATTCCTAAATCACTTGAACCTAAATTAGTTTGCGAAACCCTCATTATACCGCTACGTACATTTTCTATTGTCACCTGATAACTTTTATTAGGTTCAACTCCATTTATTGTCCATTTTGCTGTTGATTCTTCTATGCTATCCGGATATTTATTTTTAGGTAAGGGTTTTATTACAAAAGATGAAGGCTTTTTCCATACTTGGATATTTCCAGCATATACTTTTGTATATTCTTCACCTTCGTAAATAAACTTCTTTACATTTTTAAAATTACCTTCCATAAAATCACCCCTTAATTAAGTAAAGTGTATTAGGGTCTTTTTGGTACAAATAATTATATTCTGTTTCACTGCCTGTCCAAATATTCAGTGACGGCTGCGAAGAACCGATAGGTTGATAAAGTTTATCTGCTTCCTCTTTTGTAAAAGCATTTGATGATAAAAGATAACGTTCATCATGACTGTGATTTATGTCTGATTTTTTTGATAAAGCATTTTCTAATCCTTCAATCTGTTTGATTGTATGACTATGATTTTTATCTGCATACAAACTGTTTAATGATTGCTTGAATCTCTCAAAATCTTCTGTACTAACTTTTGAGCCAATCTGTTGCAATACACTTTCTGAAATAGAGTTGTTTTGTATTGCTTCTGCTAATTCTCTTAATGTATTCATAGATTCAGGCGCGCTATCAACTAGTTCAGCAATTTTTGAATCCGTATACGTTTTAGAGTCGTTGAGAGTTGTATCTTTGATTTTTTCAACTTCTTGCAATTTATTTTCTAACCCTTCAACATTTGCGATATTGATTTTGTCCAATAACTCAGGTTCTGCTTTGATATCTGTATCTTTACCATCAATTTGCCACATTTTAGTGTCAGGATTGATTGATACTACAGTACCGTTTTTACCGGGTGTGCCTTGTTCTCCCTTTTTACCTGTATCACCTTTCGCACCAGGTTGTCCCGGTTCGCCTTTATCACCTTTCGCACCTTTAAATCTACTTTCATTCTTTTCGATGTAAGAAATAACATCTTTATCTATTTTCTCTTTAAAGTCTTTGCTCAATAAATCTGTCGCGTTATCTTTTAAGATTCTCGTAATAGCATCATCTACCAATTTAACATCGATTTCTTTTGCTACAGCAGATTCAATGCCACTATCAACGATATTGAAAGAAAAGTTTGCGACATGTATTTTTTCTTCTTCTTTCTCTAAAAACAGCTTACAGCGAACATAACCAGCGTGTTTGATAACCTTTTTAGGTATCTTGTAGGTAAGGAACCCTTTTACAACATCGTCGATAATAAGGGGCTCATTTTTGAATATAGAGCCATCTTCCATAAACAAATGTAATCTAGGTGTTAAGCCATGTGCTTTTAGATCGATACGACCTTGTTTGTCATTGATACCTATTCTTATAGATGCTGTATTTTCATCTTCAGTGTAAAATCGACAGCCAATGTCACCTAAGTCAACACCATCATTTTTTATTCTCGTTTCAACATCTTTTATTTTGTACATTTACACACCTCTTTATTTATATTTATCCCTTGTGAAGTAGATACCTTTTAAGCCGATTTGTTTATATAACTTAGCGATTGTACTTGCTTGATGTTGGCACCACTCTATAGCAGTAGCGTATTGGTGGGTAGCTGGATTCTTAGGATTCCATCTAATTCGGTACAATGTGTTTTGACCTTTATTGATGTAATCCTTTCTTACGAAGCTAGCACCGCCCATGATTGCTTTTGCTGGAGATGTCCAACCTTTATTCCTTGCAAACGTCATTGCGTAGTTAGGATTGTTGTCGTAAGCGCCAATGCCGAAGTAGTTGTATACTCCATCTTTTCCGTTAGCGAAGTTACTTGTTCCATATCCACTTTCTAAGAAAGCATGCGCGATTAAATAAATTTCATTAATGTTGTGCTTTTTACAAGCTTCTGCGAACGCTTTACCTTGATTATTCAATGTTCCCTTACCTTTAAGTATCTTATTAAGTGCGCTAACTGAAACACCTTGATACTTGCCTAAATTAAGCATTTGGTAGCATTGTGTGTTACTTTCCCATATACGCTTTACATTCATTGCTGAACTCGTTTGTGCTCGTGTAGCGTTAGCCCAACCCCAAGCATTAGATTTTTTCGGGTTACCTCTTGCCATTTGTTTATCCAGTGCTTGTTTGAATGTATAAGGACTCGTTTCTGTTATGATCTGCGGTTGTTTAGATGCCGAACCATTGTTGGCTGTTGGTGACGAGTCTCTTACATTAGCTATATCAGCGTTTTTATTATCTACCATAACTTTTATTCTAGATTTTGTTACTGTTGGCTTAGTTATAGAATTTAATAATTTTTCTCTGTTTTTAAATATATTAAGTAATGCCTTTTCTAATGCTTCGTATTTATCTTTAGGAGGAACACCGTTGTCAATCATATTCCAATTAACATGTTCCAACATTGAACGCCAAATGCTGTCGTCTACTTTTAAATTTTCAATACTTAGAGGTATCTCATATTTGGCCATCATATCTACAGCTACAACCATTGCGTGAATCTCATTAAAAATAAATTCATTTTTACTCGCACTATAATCTTCACATACGTCTATAACTATATAATCAGGTTCATTAGGAACTTCAAATACAGCTCTTCTAGGTGCCCAAATATTATGTCTATCAACATAAAAGTGGGGATATTCTACATCCTGTTTGTATTTCTTCCTACTGTTATATAAACTTTCTACCGAGCTCATCGTTTGTGCGTTTCTAATCATTATTCCTTTAGGTTTTTCGAGTCGTCGATTACCTTCTACTATAAAGTGATAAATATATTCTGGATAATTAACCTCTTGGCTAGAAATAGTGTACTTTATAGTTGTTACATCTTTCCAAATTGGAACTTTTTTATTATTTTTTTCGTTATCATCACTATCATCTTCTGGTTTAGGTGCCGGCGTAGATTTCTCCGGATGATATGGTGGTCTAACAAAATATTTAACTCCTCCACCTGGTCCATCATGATAAGAGTGTTTGATTTTATACGGCGGACTTCCTGTTGCATTATTTGTATACCAGTTTTGATCCACACCATACCAATAGTCTTTTGTGCATGGCCCTACTACAATGTTCACATGACCTGCCCAACCACCAGTCCAAACACCCCAGTCGCCTGGTTGTGGTACAAAGTCTTTTGTATTTCTAATTATCTTGAAATCTCTACCTCTATAATTAGATTTCTGAGCCATAGCATCAGCATTTCCCCATGTTCTAAATCCCCAATATTTATCGAGTAAATAATTAGGTAAATCCCAGCATTGTGCTCCCATTCCAGAACCAGGTACATCAATAGCTATTTTGTTTTTAGCGATATATAACGCCCATTCAACCACTTCACTAGCTGTGGGCTTTCTATTTTTCGGATTAGGTAATCCCATGTATGCACCTCATTTCAATCAAAATAAAAAGCCAGTGCCGAAGCACTGACTCTTAACTGTTATTTACATTTACCAAACCAGAAACACGACCAAAAGCTATATCCTAAAATCCCTTTAAGCATGGTAATCACCTCCTTTAAATACCAAAAACAGTTCTTAGTAAAGCTATGACAATCGTACTGAAGATAGTCCCTATCAAACCGAGAATCCACATTTTCATATCGCGTATATTTTTGTCGTTTTCTTTCTTATTTTTTTCGTCTATCTGTCTTTCCCTCTGGATAGCATCTAAAGTTTTATCTAATTTAATGTTAACTTGCTCTTGAGTTTTTTGACCTAATTTAATCTCATTGAGAGTGCTAAGCATTGTTTTATCATTCTCTTCTAATCTTCTAATTCGCCATTCATGTTCGTGCCGTTTGGTAAATCCAAACATTACGCCACCTACTTTGTGTTAAATTAAAAAGCCTCAAGCATTACACCTGTGACTTTTCATCTTTTGCCTCTGGATATTTTTCACCAGTGATCAATGCATATTCTTCTTTGTCGATTACACCCATGTCTACGTACCACTTAATTTGCTCATTTTTATAGCAACCCCACACATAAAAAGTTTTAATGTCTTTAAAAGTTGGATAAATCATCTTCATCATTTAAACGTCCCCCTCAGTATTTGTTTTGTTAGTTTTCAGTTCGGTCAACTGTTGTGTTAACATAGCGTTTTGTTGCGTCAATTGCATTGTCAACATGTTCACTTGCGTCATCTGCATTTGCATACTTGCAACCATTCCGCGAAGTTCCTCATCACTTAAATCTGACGCACTTTGTTGGTTTGATGCATTCGGTACGTCTTCTTTTTCGAAATTGCTATTGTATTTAATTTCGCCGTTAGTGAAAACAAACTTTCTAGGTTCGAACTCTTCTTTAAATTTAATAGGCACATTGTTATCATCTACATCTAAACTATTGCGTAAACCGCCAGTATTAACGAATCCGATAACTTCGTTTTTATCGTTTACTGTGATTTTCATTATTTCCACCCCATAATTTTAGTTATAGTAACTTTGTTGGCATTCGCTCCAGAACCTGATGTTTTACCTAAATCAAAGTACACATCGTTATCTATTCTTAAAGTAGTGCTACTTGTTTTGGATAGTAAGCACTCATAAATACCGCCACCGTTGCCGTCTGAGTCAACTACATTCGCTTTACTCAATTGAATCGCGTTAGGTAATGCGGTTAGTCCGAATCCCTCAATAACGCCACCTGGATAAGTTCCACTTACCAACAAAATAGAATAGTTTGTGTACGGTTCAGTTAGATTGATTGTTGTACCTACACCATTTGCGCCACCGTCGAACAATACCGTTGATTTATGTTCATTAGGAACTGTCCACTGTTGCTCAAGTCTGCCGTTTGTGATTGATCGTGTGTAAATCTTTTTAGAGTTATAAGGTGTGAAGTTAAATAGCTTGTTTGTATCATCTTTAACGAATACCGATAAATAACCCTCATAACTTTCAACGCTACCTGGTAAATCCGGCACTCTTGTTGCATAGTAATTACCAGCAGTTAAATATCCCAAATCGCCTTGCGCATTATTTAAGTTAACTTGAATTGATTGACCATTCGCCTCTGTCATCTTATGTTGTTGCCAGCTCGTTGTTCCGAATTTATCATCTACATACTGCTTAGCTTGATTTAAAGCGTTGTTAGCCGTTTCTTCAACAAATTTCTTCGTTAATTCTTCGTCAACTTTTTTATAGAACTGATACCATGTGCCACCGATTTTATATTTTGTGTACTCATCATTTGAATCGTCTGGATACCATGTAGCACGAGCTGTACTGTCATCAACAACATAAACAACTAACAAGCCTGATTTCCCTAAAGTATTCGTAGTTGCTGAAACTTCAGAACCATCATCAACGCCATCTTCTTTAGGCGTCTCTAAAGTGCCTATATCTTTAAATGTTGGCGCATCTGTTGCGCTAGTGATATGAATAATCCTAGATGTGTTAATTGCGCTTAAAACGCTATCTATGGACTGCTCAGACGATTCAATTGCTTTACCGTAATCATCAGTAAGTTTAGACTTTTGCCAATTTGTTGTTGAATTACCTTTAACAAGGTCAGCGCCATTGATTTGTTGTTCAACTTCGTTAACACGTTCAAAAATCGCTTGCTCTTTATCAACTATTTTATCGAATTCAGCTGTAACAGCTTGTGTTGCACTAGTTTGCGTCGCAGTAATAGCTTGTATAGCTTCGTTTTCCTTGATTTCGATTTGTTGAATGCCTTTTGTCGCACTATCATTCACTTTTGCTATTAACGTTTGTGTATCAGCCATATTTTGCTTTAATTGGTTAAAGTCTTTACCGACAGCTTCGATAGTATCTTGAATAGATTTGATATAAACAAGCTTTGTTATACCATCAAACCCACTAACTAAATCATTTTCAATATTGAAGCTAAATTGACGTTCAACAACAACATTATCACTCCCGTTTTGTGTAAAGAATGCCTGAGCATGCACCTTGCCTGAATGTTTTAAAAATTCATTCGGTATCACATACTGCAAACGCCCATTAATTGCGTCTACTATCGTTAATTCGTCTGAAATATAAGCGCCTCTATCTACGTTATAATCATCGGTTTTTAACACGATAGATGTTTTAACATGTTCAGAACTTATAGATAACGGTCTGTTATTCTTAGTTACTGCAAAATTTAAAACACCAGTTCCTCTATCTGATTCATAGAAACTGATGTTTGTGTCAATAACCGGATTATATTGTGATGTTGTTTGTAACTCGATTAAGTTATCATCTTTCGAAAAATTATCTACTACCATTATTCAACCACCTTTCCTTCGAATAAACTCCATTTACCAACGCCACCAGTACCAAAGTTTCTAACTAAAAATTGATGTGCAGACGGGAAGTTATTACGTCTTAATACTTGTGTTGTATTACCTGGTGTATTCGATTTTACTTCTAATATCCAACCTGCAATACCTTTAAAGTCTTTAGGAAAATCAGTAAATCGGTTTGATTCTTCAGTAGTGATATAGAAATCTAAACCAACGATTTTTAAATCTGATAATTTTGTAATACTCTTAGGGATATGTTCCCAATAACCGGCGTTTTGCGGGCAGAAATTCCATGCTCCGTTGTTTTTCTTATTGAAAATGTCAATGACACGTTCGAATTTAAGCATATTTCTACCTGTGCTGTTTCTGGTAAGTACTTGTCTTAGAGCACCATTATAGTGTCCAGGCAGTACATCAAAGAACCAACCTGCATCTCTAAACGCTTTCGGTAACGGGAAATCTAACGCATTTTGTGTGTCTTGCGTATAGATATAGTAATGACCAACTTCCGTAATATCACTTAGATATGCTGGGTTCTGTATTGGTAACGGTTTAACACGTCCGCCTGAATCAGTCATTGATACTTGAGGCGCGATGTTTTTCAAGAATTGGTTAACACCTCTTTGGCCGATAGAATAAATTGAGTGATGTCTGTTGTTACCAGGTCCAATAGTTACCCCTATTAAAAGCGCTTTGCGTCCTGTTTCTAGATCGTAATACATATCTAGACCCTCAGCTTCTTGGAAGTCTCCTTTAAAGTTATTATTCACACCGCCAATATCGATACGTCGTTTAAATAACAATTCTTTTGTTTTTATATCGAAACCTTGTAAGTAGTTAGGGTTGGCTGTATTCGAATCACCTGTATACCAATATAAGATACCTGCATCATAAGTGATACCTTGCATAGGTTGTGTATCTGAAGTGTATTCCATAGGTATATCCATTTGATACAATACTTTGTCTATACCTTTATCAATATCGTCAGCACTTCTAACCTCAACAAAGTTCAACGAATTCTTAAGTTGTCTTTCAGTGGGTTTATATTCACGTCTAAAAATCATTAAATTTTCTACCGGATTATAAATCGCTGACGTATATCTGTCGTTAAATATATTCGGCATGACATCTTGCATTTCATTACCATAAGTTATTTCTCCAGTTCTATATTGGAAACGTACAAACTTGTTGTTTTTGTTACTGTCCAATACAGCTGAATAAATCCATAATTCTCCATCAATGTATCTATACGCATTGTGTGTACCGTGACCGCCGTTTTTAACAAGCAATCTATCAATAAATTGTCCGTTGGGCTTCAATCTAGATAACATGTAATGATTACCTGGACGAGCTTGCGTCATATAAATAATTTTCGTTCTAGGGTCTACCCAAAATGATTGCATTACTGCGTTAGTATATGGCGATAAATCTGTGATGAATTCCGGTTCTTGCTCTTTTGGTTCGAATCGGTATTCTGTCGCTCGATATTCTTTATAGTGTTCATCTACAGCTTTCTCAACCTTTTTAGTGAAAGCATCTAGTGTTGAATAATCATGATACAAACGATCTTGCAATGTCTTATGACCATAACCTGTATTATCAACGCGCGCGTCTTTTACTTCGTTGATACCGTCGCCGTTATGACCTAGTACCATGTTGCTAAATCGACCGTTTAAATATGTTAAAAAGTCAGAGACGCTACTTGTAACATTTAAATGTTCATACTTTATTTGCTCTCCATTATGTGCAAATACCTCTTTATTTCTATGATATTCAAGAGAGAAATTAAAATCAGTCAGCATGTCTGAAATAAGCTTGAAATTATACTCATTTTCATCTACATATCTGTAATCGAAAACTCTACTTAAGTCTGTAATTAATTTGTTATCCATGTCTTCCTCCTTTTCTATCCGTAAAACTGGTAATAATTTTTAATAAGTTCGTACATAATAACTTCATGCCCCCTCTCGTTCGGATGCAATCCGTCTGGCATACTTGATTTTCTGAACGCTGGATTATATGGCTTAAAATAATCTGTATGATAGGCATCATATACTGGTACATCCAATTCACTACAAGCCAATATCTGAGCGTTGACATAATCCTCTAACGTTAACCCTAATTTGTTTTTATCAGTATCTTTACGACGTATCGTTGTGCCACTCATAGGACATTGTCTAGTAGCTGTCATTACAAGTATTTTTGAAGTTGGATTATTTTTCCGAATAACTTCAATTGCAGAACAAAAGGCACCGTAAAACGTTTTTGTATCCGTTTTATCAGTGCCTATCGGTACACCTGCCCAATAACCATGTAACCAGTCATCATCTGTACCTTGTAATATGATTAGGTCTCCTCTTATTTGCTCTGCTTGTCTATAAATGCTGTTTTCTACCGCTTCTTTACCTATTGGAACTGTTGCCATTGTTGCACCACCTCTTGCAAGGTTGGTCGTTTTAGCTTTTAACTTCTTGCCTAACATTTCTGTGAAATTAGTTTTCGCATGTGATCCTCTAGCTACAGAATCGCCAATCGTTCCAATCGTTTTTACATCTTTAATGTTTGATTTATCTATAAAATCATGAACGATAGTGCCGTCAGATGTAGTCACAGTTTTAGAGCTTACCTTCTGTTGTTTATCTTCAATCAAATCAGTTCTACTCATCAAATCGAGTGTTGATTTAGCTATTGACGCTACTTTAGACTTCAAGTTTTCTGCCGCTTTACTAGGATTAGAAAGGTTAACATCATTTAATCCAGAAACATAGTTAGCTGCAGTATTAACTTTTTTCATATATCGTTGTTCTCGATTAAACTCACCAAGCGTTACATCTTGCTTAACAATTACATTGTTTATACCCCTAATCGTTTTAACTTGTACTATACGGACTAAATCATTCAAACCTAGTTTGGTAGATTTTATTTGTACTATGTCTCCGGGTTGTGGGTCTGCTTCTGGATATGATTCTCTTAACACCAAAAAGTCCAAAGACAAAGATTGTTTTAACGACTTTTTCAATCTCGATTGTAATTCTTTATCCATAGTTTCTTGGTCAGTCACTTTACCATCTTTAAATGGTTCTGCGTGGATGTCGCCGTATATTTCAGCTAATGCACTTCTAGCTTCCATTACGAGCCCAGCGTGTTCGAATGTTTCTTCTCCTGAATAATTACCATATCCTCTAATGAAGGTGGCGAAATCACTTGCATCTTCCTCGAGTTTTATAGCGTTGGCGTTGACTTCATCAGAAATAAAATAAGACGCTTTTTGATTTGCAAAAGGCGTCAATACAAACTTATATCTGTCTTTCTTTTTGTCATACGTTATTTTATATTCTAAACCGAAATGTTCTAACCCCTTTTTAAACATTTCTAACCTTGTGTCGCCTTCACCACCATTTTCAAACTTCGAAGACTTAACCTTACCTTCGACTTCAAAAAGCATTCCAGTACCTTGAAACACAATGTTAAAATATCTTTCTACTGTAAAAGATCCTGTTACATTAACATAAATCCTATCAATCATTAACTTGTCTATAGGAATCTCTCTAGCAGTACATTCAACCAGTTGTCTGTCGCCTTCTGATTTCCTATCAATGACAGTTATTACATATTCTTTCTTGTCGTTTTCACCTTCGACATGACTAACAATCCATCTTTTCCCTATAGCGTTAATAACTTCATAAGTATATTTATTTTCTAGAATATCAAAAGTTAATACACCGTCAGCATTAACTTTTTTTACTAAAGTTGTTTCTACTGGTACAGGTGCGCCATTACCTTTAGGTGGTTTAATAGTTATTGTCATTCTGACACCTACTTATAATAAAATTTCAAATCAAACTGAACTTTTTGTACCGTTTGATTAAACTCAAATTTATTAGCTCCGTATTTAAATTTTGGTTGGGCTATATTCGTTTCGGTACTTATTTCAACACCGTTTTTATAAACTCGGAAGCTATCATAAACAATTCTGTCTCCAGCTTTTAGTTTGATCCCTTCGATTTTCATTATTTCAGCATGCGTTAAATTCCATACAAACGATTCTGTATCTTCGCCTAAAATAATTGTTATCTTTTTATACATGTTGAATTGGTCGTTAGGAGCACTACCGTGATAATAAACTGTACCTTTGCTCAAATTTTCAAATGTATACTTTCTTTTGTCTCCGCCTGCATGCCAATCAATATTAAAATCAAACGACCACAATCCAACCTTTTTGTTTTCTTCTAACTCTAGGCTTGTTCCAATACTTTCACCGTATGGTAATTCTGTAGTTTCGAATTTTAGTTCAAAAGAAACTTTATTACCTTTTTGTTTAGGGTTTATAACTCCGTTAAAAATAACTTTATACTGTTTACCATTTACATAAATTTGTTGATCGTGTCTTGAATATTCGTAATCCGGGAAGTTGTTTTTATCTAATTTCACGTAATCATCAGAAGTTGGTTGAGTAAACCTGTAATTCAACTCTTCTTTTCTTCTGATTTCTCGCAAATACATAGGTTCTATGTCTGTCGTTAACGAATACAACATATCTCGCATATAAGCAATGTCTGAACGATTTTTAACTTTACAAAAACAAGGAACAACTATATCTCTACTGATATAATTGCTCCCCATTAATATACGACCGTTCATATTTTCTTTGTCTTGATACTTTGTGTTGATTTGCATGCTATCAATTACTATATCGTTAACGATAAACCCGTATTCACTTAATTTGATTACAGTACCATCTTTTTTTGTTAATTCTATGTCCATTTGTAACCTCCTTTATAAGTAATACTCAGAATTGCGTTTAGCATTTCTGCCGTTAACAATACTAGTAAGCGCATCGTTATTGACATCGAATTCAACTTTAACAGTTTTCATGTTCGGTGATGTTTCAATAGAATGTGTGTGTTGTACTTGCGCATTTATATTTCCACCTAAATTACTTAAGTTTCCTGTAATACTAGAAATGTCAGGTGCGTTTAATGTAGGTTGAAATGCATCAACTACTTTATCTGCAACATTAGAAACATTACGGATAACTTTACTTGAATGATTATCTATACCTTTAACGAAACCTAGCATTGAATACATACCAACATCCATGAATTCACGTGAAGGTGAGTGAATACCCAAAGCACTTTTAGCTGCATCTAAAGCTTTCTTAGCAACATTTTTAGCTGCATCTACTAATTGACCAGCCATTTGTCCAATACCTCTAATTAAACCACGGATCATATCAGCACCTGCAGACACAAAATCTCCTATAAAGCTTTTTATTTTATTTACTGCATTTGTCATACCTTGACTAACTTTGTTTACAACATTAACGAATCCTTGAATAACTCTATTAACAAAGTTAATTAGCGTACTTGTTATAGTAGATACCCATTGCATACCTTTAGTGACAATGAAGTTCCAAGCTTGAGACATTTTGTCTGATATAGTTGAAACAACTTGTGTGAATATGCTTACAACTTTATTCCAAATTGTCGTTAATATACCAGATAAGAAACTCCAAATCGTATTCCATATATTAGAAATAAAACTCCATGCCGCTTGTAACGCAGTAGATATAGCTGTAGTGATAGCGTTCCAAACCTTAGTTGCCACAGTAACTATAGTGTTCCACAACGTTTGTAAGAACGTCCAAATAGCGTTCCAAATTGTCATTGCGATAGTCATAATTGTGGTAAATACTGTAGTTATTACAGTGACCAACAAATTCCAAATCGTTGTAGCGATTGTAATTATCGTATTCCAGATTGTACTTAAGAACGTCCAAATAGCTGTCCATATCGTCATAACTATTGTCATTATCGTCGTAAAAACAGTTGTAATGATTGTAACTAAAAGGTTCCATACTGTTGTTGCAATAGCGATAATTCCATTCCATAGCCCTTGTAAATAAGCGACTATTTGATTCCAAACAATCATTATAAAATTGTAAACATTCGATACTGCTGTAGTGATAGCTGTTAAAATAGCATTCCATACAACCGAAGCTACAGCTTTTAATACATTCCAAACATTAACCATAAACGTTTTTATCGCATTCCAAGCATTTATAATAAAGTTTCTGAATCCTTCATTTTTATTCCACAATAAAACGAATATAGCTATTAATGCAGCAATTACACCAATTACTATTGTTATTGGACCGCCTAAAATACCAAACACAGTTACTAGTCCTGTGATAGCATTTCTAATTAATCCAATCTTACCGAATAACAATTGGAATATAGCTGTAACTAATTTTATTGGACCTTTTAACGATGTCATTGCCTTACTTAATACTAAAGTTCCTGTTTTAGCCCAACCAAACTTAGTTACTAATGCAACCAATCTTGCTGCTAATGGTCCTAAAAAGTCCATTACCGCTAATATTGGAGCAATTAAAAATCTAAATGCACCAACTAAAGTTATAATGACACCAACTAATTGTGCTGTAGCTGGATGCGCCTCAAACAAGTTAGCTATCCAACCAGTTATTGCAACTGCAACGCGTAATACTGCACTAGCTATAGGAGCCATCGCTGTTGCGAATGCAACTAATCCTCTTGCAATGTTCCCAATTAATTGCATTATTAGTGGTCCATTAGTTTGTATATAGCTGACAAAATCTTTAAAACCTTGAGATTGCCCGACTTGTTCAGACCATTCTCTAAACTTAGCTGTCATTTGTTCAAGAGATTGGAATATGCCAGTTGATGATCCGCTGAATGCATTCATCAAATTGTTAATTCCAGCGAAAACATTTTTAAAAATATTACCAATGATAGGTAAATTTGTTTTTGTGTATTCAATAAAACGAGTAATCGAATTTTCTCCAGCTGCACTATTAGCCCAATTAGAGAATGATTGACCTAATCTATCCAACCAATCAGCCGACCATTGAAACAGTGGTGCTAATTGCGTGAACACATTAACTAACCCGTCACCAAAACCGCCTGCAGCACTTAATAGCTTGTTAAATACCGAAACACCCGTTGTATTCATCATATTAAAGAATCTTGAAGCTACACTGCTATTTTCAGCCCATTTAAGCACGCTTTGAGACGCTTCTTCCATTCCTCTTGAAATACCACTAAAAAATGGTTGTAAGCTCTGCATTGCAGTTTTAACAGTATTTAAACCATTTGCAAGAGTTGTGAAGATAGCGGATTGATTTTGCTTTATAATATCAGTCCATGCTGACTTTACGCCATCTAACGCTTTTTTGTATTCGTTTGTTGCTGAGCTAGCTTGTAAAGTGCCATCATTAAGCATCTTTATAGCGCTGATAGCCATTGCGCCAAATGCTACAAAGCCAGCGCCGGCTATTGCTACCGCACCACCTAAAGCAAGTACACCGCCAGTTAACACTTTGATAGCGTTTAATAGCGCAAATACTACAGGTACTACGCTCGCTATTACAGGTATTAAGATACTAAAAGATGAAGTTAGTAATCCACCAACCATATTAGAACCTACAGTACCGAACACACGGAACATATTAGCTAAATTCCCCATCTGTCTTTGGAAATTGTCGTTTGCTTTTATTATGTAGGCATAAGCTTTCTTTAAACCATTAGTATCGACATCTACCTTTGTTGTTTTTTTGTTTGGCAATGCGTCTAACGATTTTTTAAACGCATAAATAGTTGGTATAGAAAGCCCTGTATCTACATCTAGTCGAGATCTAGTTTTGTTTGGAATACTTTTAAGCTCTTCTTTAGTGCGTTTGATTTTAGAGTTAGCAACACCGTTGTCCACGTCTATAATAGCTTTGGCTTTAGACCTATTTAATGCTTCAAGACTAGCTTTAGATACTTTTAACACTCGATTGAATTTACTGTTATCTGCATTGATGTCAATATTGACACGCTTCTTTTCTAGTTCGGATAACTTAGCTTCTGCTTCAGCGATATCTTTAGTCAATTTTTGTTTTTGTAATTTAATCTCTGGAGTAACTTCTTTAGAGTTTAGTTTGTCTAGTTCAAAATTCGATTCTAGTACCTTTTGTTGCAAGTCTTGTATACTAGCATCTAATTTAGCTTTTACTTTTTTGTTACTAAAGGCATCTAAAGACTTTTTAGCAACTTTGATAGTTTTTTGTAATTTTTTATCATCAGCATTTAATTCGACATCTTTAGTTTGATCTGCTACTCTTTTGAATTTTTGTACAGATTTAACCGCACTATCAATTTGCTTTTTGAATTTAGCTACACTAGCTTCAATAGTCGCTTTAATTTTATATTCCGTCACATTAACACCTCTCTTTCTATTGCTTATTAAATTCTGCTATAACTTTAAAGAATTCATTATTTTGTGGTTCGTATTCATCACGTTCGCTACTAAATCTTATATCTTTACCTTCGTTAAGCCGTTGGATATTTTCTTCATAAGGCAATACGTCGTTTGCGTTGTTAAAAACATATTCCTCTTTAGGTTTATTTTCTGTCCCAACATTTTTAGTAGCTGCAGCATCACGAATAGCAAACGCAAGTTTGTAACGTTCGAATTCTTGGGTTAGCATTTCATACTCTTTCGCATACATTCGATAGTTATATTCTGTTAATGTCATTTGCTCAATAACGTTCAAATCTGTAATACCAAGTGTTGACATACAAGTTATAACGATTCTGTCGTAAGTTATTACGCTTCCACTGGTTTCTCTTCCGCTTCCACTACTTCGACTAGGTTTCGGGTCATAGGTCGCTTTCCCAACTCCGTTAAAATATCTGAACCGAATTCTTCTAGTCCGATATTTTCTGCGATTTCATCTAGCGCTTCATCAATGTTATTAATAGTAATTGCTTGTTTTTTCAAGTGAGATGTAGCTGCAATTAAAACTTCGCCAATCACAACAGGATTTCCACTCTCTAAACCTACAGGCAACATTGATACACCTTGACCGATAGAAGCTTGCTCAACTTTTAAACCTAATCGGTTATCGATTTCTCTTAAAAATTTAAAACCAAAACTTAATTCTAATGACTTTCCGTTAATTTCTACATTCATAACTTAAAATCTCCATTCATGATTAATTTAAACAAAATAAATAGGGCTTAACGCCCTATTTTTATACCTCTCCTGGTGTAACCGTTGATGAATCTACCTTAGGTTGTGGAATTGCTGTTAAATCTTCGCCAGTTAACGCATCTGCTTTTGTAGTGTCATGGAATCTGTATCCAGTCGCCTTAAGTTTCTTTGTTACAGCCTCAGGTAGTGTTGCAAATCCACGTTGGAAACGACCATTCACTCCATATTCATATTCATATTCATCAATACCGTTAGCTTCTGCTTTTAATTCAAATTTATTGTGGAAACCTTGGAAATATTTCGCTTTAAATTTAGTAGCATCTCCATTTTTGCCTGGTATTCTACTTTCAACTTCCCAAGCCTCATACAATACGCGATCTACAACTGCATCTTCAATTTCATCTGCAAAATCGTCACCATAAAACATTTTAGCAGTACCAGACATTGTTGATTCAACTGAACCACCAGTGTTATAAGACCCATCCATCGTATCCTCTGTATCTGTATCAGCTTCATGTGATAAGCCGTATTCAGTTAAAAAAGCATTTTAGTAGCATCTACTTTTTCGCCAGCTTTTCTAAATAAAATAATACGATCATTACTATTTTTCATATTTGCCATTCAATATTCCTCCGTTTTTTAAAATGTTTTGTAAGATATCGTTACTGATGTGTGTATCAATTCTTGATTAGTAGTATCATCGACTAACTGTGCGATGTTAGTATCATCTTCTTCAAAGTCATAATCGTTTGTTTTAACGCTAGGTGTTAAATCATCGATACACCTTTTAACAAGTCCGTCATGATGTCCTAAATCATCGCTTACACTCCAAATATCAATAACTAAATTCGTATCGCCAGAATAACTATCAAACGTGTACTTACTTCTATTTGACTCCGGCATTTTTATTACAAAAAAAGGATACGGAATCTCTTGTTGCATCTCTTTACGAGAAATAACAGGGAATCCATATCCTTGTAGCGTTTCATACGCTTTATTATAAAGTTGTAAGTTCGGTGTCATGCTTTTATCTCCTATTCAAACAACGCTTTCAATTCTTCTACAGTTGATTTTCTTATTACCTCATATACTGGCCACATAAAAGGTTCTGCCTCCATGTATCGAGTACCAAACTCTAAGAAACCACTATAAGCTGCATGCGATGTGATAGTGTATTGCAAATCGCCAGTTTTTTTATATCTGATATTGCGTGATAAATTACCAGTCCAATAACCCTTATTCATTACTTCTCTAGCTTTCAATTTAGCTCGTACTACATATTCTTTGGCGTTTTCCTGTAAAATATCATCTACATCATCATCAATGTTGGTTTTCATATCGTGAAATTGGTTTAACAGTGCGTCTAATCCATCTATATTCATCAATTGACCTCTTCGATATAATATGACGTTTCGTGTCTGTATATCCTTGTATCAACTATCTTGTAGCGAATGCCATTAACCAACACGTGGCTAACAGGGTAAGATATTGATTCTTTTATCCTCAGAACACTTACATCGTTTTTTACATCACCAAATTCAAGTTGCTTTCTTGCTCTAGAAATGGGGTTAATATTGCATGGTATCGCATCATAAGTGATTAGTGTGTTTTCTTTTTTGCTAGTTTTAGGATTGTAAGTTGCTACTTGTTCTAATTGAAAAATAACTCTATCTTCATATCTCAAAAGAACACAGCCCTTCCTTTTTTAGTTCTCGTTCTAGCATTAAAGTAATTATCAATAATAGCTTCATACTCCTTGAAATCGTTCAATTCATACGCATTGCTACGTCCGTCAACCGCTTCTGATGTCATACCTTCAGCACCAATCCTGTTGTAGCGTTTAACTGCAACTTCTTTAATCATGTAACTAAACCTTTCCGGTATTTGTTCAACTTCAATAGGTAACATTGATAACAACTGGCTTTCACAACTTTTTATGATTTCTTCTAATTGTTCATCTTGCTTTTCATCTTTAAGACCAATACGTTTTTTTACATCAGCTAGCGTAGTCATATAACCACCTACTCTAGTGACTCAAAAGCATTGATAATTTCAGCTTTTGTTTGTTTTTCATCAACTTGTAAGCCAGCAACACTTGCTATTTCGACAAGTTCTTTTTTGGTTAATTTGTCATTTACAATGTAAATCATTTGTTCGTTGCGTTTATTTTCAACACTAGCTAAAGCTTTGATACGTTCATCTGTAGGATCATAACCTTTGCGAGGGTAGACATGCCCTTTCATATAGACATGTCTGTTATCTTCTAAATCTGTAAAATCTACTTTAACAATTCCAATGATTTCGGGCATGTTACCACTCCTAATTATTTATTAAACTTCTCCTGGTACTGAATCTGTTTTTTTGTCAGCAGGCACTAATTTAGCGAATGCTTTATCGTCAGCGATGTGTAACGCTACATGCATAGTTGCACGCAATGCCACCATGTCTTGTTCGAATAAGTTTACAGGTGTGCCATCTTCGTTTTTAACTGTAGATAATTGTGCAGTTTCATCGATTTTGTATTCAATTAATTGAGGGATACCGTAAATCAACTTATCAAAGTCACCAGTAATTAATTCACCGCGTTTTAAATTGCTTGATTTAAGGTTAACCACAGGTAGACCATCTAACGTATCACTGTTACGGTCATAAATACGTTCCTTAGTTTCAGGATCTACAATTTTACGTAACAAGCTTCTGTTTTGTGTTTTTGAAATAAACGCATTTGCTTCTAATTCGTCATCTTCAAGTAATGCCTCTAAATCAATAATGTTATCTTGTGTGAAGTCACCTTTAATAACCTTATTAGTTTTTTCAATTGATTGTGCAATTGATTTACCGAATGGATTGTTACCTTGATTCAAAATACCCGCTTCATCAAACTTTTTATAGAAAGCTTCAGCAATCATAGGTTTCATCTCTTCAAAGAATTGTGAATAAGTGTAATTCAAGAATTCTTTTGTTACAGGTAAGATAACCCCTAATTTAAACGCTCTCATTGTAGCATTAACCCAAGTAGCCTTAGACGTTTCGATTTTTTGACCTTCACCTACCCAGTAAGCACCTGGTTTATCAGCCCAAAAAGTAAACTTCTTCTCAGTACCTTCCATTGGTTCGTACTTACCTAATTGCATGATTTTAGAGTTTTCCATAACCTCTTGTAAGATAGGTGTTGTAAAGTCGTTTAACAACGTGCCATCTTTCTTTTCATGCATCATTACATTGTCAGGGTTAAATACTTGTGGTTTAACATTGTTACTCGCAAAATGTTGCAAATTTAATTTTAATTTTTGTGTTTGTTCCATTTAAATGCCTCCGTTAATTTTTAATAATTCTTTTTTGTCTAGCTATTTCAGCTAAGTTTTGCGGTTTATTTTTAGTCGAGTGATTAAATGAATCTCCACCAGTCAATGGCGATTGTCTAGCGTTAACCTTAACCGCTTCATTAACCGCTTTTTTTACTGCATTAGAAAAAGCTTCAACATTCAATTTAGTTTGTTCAGCAGTATCTGTTACAACTAAATTAACAACCTCGTCTGATGAATCAACTTCTGCTTCGCTTAACATTTTCCTTGCTTCTGAACGCATTTCATTTAATTGTTTTTCTGAGCGTAATTGCTCCAGCTCTTTTTCCAATTGTTTGCGTTCATATTCATCTTTTTGATCCTTGTTCATTTTCGCTAATTTAGCAGCTTCTTTAGCGGCTTCTTCTGCTTTTTCTTTTGCATACTCATCAGCTTTTTTCTTTTCGTGGGCTACACGACGTTCAAGTATTTCATCAACTTTCTTTTGTTGCTCTGGCGTGAAAGTTATTTCAGTACCTTCGTCATTTTCTTTATTATCAGGATCTCTTTTTTTACCATCTCCACCTGGTTCATCCGGATCATCTGATTGGTCTGCAAAAAATTGCAAATTAAACTTAAGTTTATTTTCTTCCATGAGATATACCTCCATTTATAGTCTGTCGACTGTTTTTCCATGCGTGCTTTTTATGTCATCAGCACGTTTTGGACATAAAAAATAGCCAACACAATTAAGTGCTAGCTATTAAAAGAGTGGTTCGTTATATTTCGGTTTTTCTTTATTGGCTAATACTGCCGACCTTACGCTGTCTAAGTTTGCATCAATAATAACTGTTTCGTTTCGCTTTTGTAACTCTTTACGTATACCTTTTAACTCTCTTGCTATGTCTCTAAGGTATTTGTCAGTATTGCTCATACCAATATCCTCCAAACACTTAATTTACTATCATACAATGCTAACTTGCCTTTAAAAACTTTTACTTTTAAATCAATCATCGCTTTTCACTTTTCCTCCAAAGTATTTTGTTTGTCGTTTTTTGTTTGGTTTTTTCGGCCACATAGATTTAGGTAGTAATGCACAATCTGAACGACAATTGATATGCATAGGGTAGAAATTAACACCAATTTTAGCGTCTTTAACTTTGAATATTTCTCCATTAAGCCCCTTGCATACTTTAGTTGTTCTACTATCAATTTTTGCAATATACATATAATATCCTTCCGGTGAAATTTCTTTCATGCTGTCAATACTTGATTGTGCGTGAACACGTGCCGATTCCGTATAAAGCAATGATTTAATTGCTGCAGTCTTTTGTCTTGCTGTGCCTTCGAATTTGTTTAGGTGCTTGCGCATATCTTTAACATATTCATTTGGATGTCGACCTCTAATAACCACATTAGCAATTATTTCTTCTACTTCTTGTTTCATCGCTTCAGTATTAGTCCATAATCGCTCTGACCAAACGACACCATGAAATTGTGTATCAACGATTGTATCTATAACTTCTTTAGCTACTTGTACACCTTCACCTAAAATACCCGCTTGATCACTGAACACACGATAAGCTGTTGATTCGAAATATTCCCTCATCGATAATTCTGTTTGAGCTGTTGCATAAGCAATTAAGAATTCTATTTGAATCTTTAACATCTGTTCTCTAGATACATACATCTTAGTGTTATACTTCTTTAATTCTTCATTTGCTCTATCGCTAAAGTCCTTGTTTTCGACCAATCTTTTTGCTTCTTCTTGAAACGCTTTTACATCGAACTCATCAATAATCTTTTGTGCTTCTTGTAATGTAACGCCTGCAAAATCTCCGTACTTAACAATAAACGCATTGATTTCTTTTTCAATGCGCTTAATCATCATATTCAATATACGTTCTATTTCTTCAGCTTTAGTTTTATCACGCTTCAACTCATTCTCGATTGCTTTGCGTCCGCGTTCTTCCCAATATTCTTGAGTGTTTTTGTTAGGCAATTACAATCATTCCTTTTTATCAACAGTATCTTTTGTATCATCATCTTGTTCGTCATCATTGATGTCTCTAGGGTCTTTATAAATACCTTTTTGAGCTTTTTTAATAGATTCTTTCTCATCTTCTTCTATTTTCTTGACTTCCAATTCAGGGTCTTGGAAGAACGAGAATAGAGACATTAAAGTTGTTTGACTAATCTTCCCGCCAGAATCAATATAAGCTTTTAATTCTTCGATTAATGATTTAGGTAAGTTTCTGTTGTATACGTATCTAACAGTATTGAAATCTTTGTTAGCGTCAATCGACCGTGTATTTTTAAGTATTGTCTCTAACAACTTAGCACGACGTCTTAACCCTTTAGTAAACAATCCTTCTTTAGTTTTAGTACGTTGTTCTAATCCGAACAATTTATATTTCATTGCCTCGCCCGATTGAGTGCCACTAAAGTTATCATCTTTCATGTTAGGCGTGTTGGTAAACATGTGTATATCACTGTTCAAACGGTCTTTATAAGCTTCGGTACCTTGTACATCGTATTGTTTATAAATATAACCGCCGTCAACTGAACCTTCTGTTTCGATACCTGTATCCCTATTCTCATAAACGGTTGGCTCTAAAAATAACACGTTAGCTTCCTTTTGTTTTCTAACTTCTACAGGATCTAAATTTAAATTACCTTTAATAAGTAACATAGCGTCATTTAAATCACTCATATAGTTAGCAGTATCTGATTCAGCATTATCATACAAATCAATTAAAGTGATTACTTTCTCATAATCCCCTTTTCTTCTTTCGTTGTTGCTAAATTCTGTAATAGGCATACGTTCGAAAGAGTGTGATTCAAAACCGTTTTCACGTGGTGTGAGCTTCAATCCATTTGTTCTACTGGTAAGATATCTATAAACACCGTGAGAAGTAAATAAATCAACTGTAAACACTTCATCTTCGTCAGTCTTGTCTATTGGTTTAGTTCTTAAATATCTAACGCCTGCGATACTATTACGTTCAATTGTATTGTCGTATATGACAAAAGTACTCATTGCATCACTCTTGTATAAACGCGTTTCATCATCTTGGTTTCTAATCATTAACTCATAAGCTTTGCCATAAATTGACAAATCTAATCCTAAAGATCTATTGTGTGACTCAACATCATTTAAATCATTGAACGCCTCAATAGCTTCTAATACATCTTTGTCATCATCTTGATATTGAATTGGATTACCCAAGAAATAGCCGTTGATAAAATCGCTAATATAAGATGCGTAATCATGCGCTACACGGTTATCTGCCATGTACTCTTCTTTGCGTCGTGTTAACTCAACTAAGTTCTTAGTTTTACCTTCGTAATAATCACTTAACACTTTTAATCTAGGTCGTTGGTAATCCATGTGATGTTCAATGTATTTACTTACTTCATTAACGTTTTGTAATAAATCGGATTCCGTCCCGTCATATGTGTAAACAACATTAGCTTCATCGTTAAACAAGTAATTTCTGTTTTCTCGTAAATCAGTATCCGTTTCAAATTCGTTTGCCTTTAACATTTGTTCCCTCCTATAATCCTAGAGATTTTATTGTGTCAACTTTCGAACTGACATTTGTGCGTTTTCTAACCGGTCTGTAGAATCGTTCCACTGAATAACGCAACGAATCGATACAATGATTGTATGTATCTACTGGTTCATTGGTATATTCACCTGTATCTTTGTCCTTTTGCCATGTGTAGTTGTCAAACTCTTCAATAGTCTTGAAACAACGTTCATCAACAATGATTTCAAATTGCATTAAGAATTGTAACCCTTGCACAACCGAGCCCTTCCCTTTTTTGGTTGGTAAAATCCTTTTAAGTCCTAGATTCCTTAATTCAGCTATACTTTTTTGTTCTGCACTATCTGCTGTAATTTCTTCTTTAGCATAACCAAGTTGCTTTATGACATTAGCTATTTCATCATTCAGCATACCTTGTTTAACATACTCTTCAATGATGTATAATTTCTTTTTCTTTACATCTATTTTAGAATGTATAAAAGCACTAGGATCATTAACGTAGCCAAAGTCCAATCCAAAATAAGAAGGTAAATGTCTTAACTCATCTTTATTTATTAAACGTTTTTCATACTTAGGGAAAACCAATTTGTCTAGTGTAGCAAATTCACCTAACGCATAAATTTTGTAATATGCTGGATTACGATTTGCTAACAACTCTAAGTTTTGTCGTGTCATTTCATCAAGAAACTTATTATCTCGATAACTAGATTGTCTAATCATGACATTTTCCATTGGTTCACCATGTTCAAAGAAATACTTATAAACCCAATTCAGTTTAGATACTGGGTTAAACATCAAAAATATTTGCTTATTCACGTGTTTACGCTCCCTCAAACGCAACGTTAATTGCGTGTAATCATTTAGTGTGAATTCAGACGCTTCTTCCATGACTATGTCTGATATGCCTTTTATCGACTTTATTTTCTCTGGGTTATCTAATCCTTTAAACAAAAAAACTGCGCCGTTTGGCAATTCAACTTTGTTATCAGTCTTATTCCAAAGGCACATGTCCCAAATACCGAAGTTTATCAAACAATCTTTGACATCTTCGAATAAACTATCTTTAATTGTTGATTGGACTTTTCTAAGCCATAGTATACGCCTAGGATATTTCCAGTCTTGCAATGCTTTAAGTACAACTTTTTGTATAACGCCGTGAGACTTACCGCTCGAACCTCCACCGTAATGTACTTCAGTGAAGTTATCGTAATTGGTTAGTATTTCGAATATGTTTCTGTTGAAAACATTAGATGGTTTGTTAAAGTTTAATTTAACTTTCGTCATCGTACTCACCAATATTAATCTCAATATTCTTCTGAGTAATTTCTTTTTTATCGATATACGCACCATGTACTTTTAGTATGTGGTCAATAGATCTCTGACGCTCTTCAAAAGTTGGTGTGATTGTGTAAGTAACCTCTTTTTCCACTTCATCGTTTAAATGGTCATATTTCTTACTGTAAGCCTCTTGAGGTTCTCCTCTAGCAATAGAAGCAGATAACGCTAAAGCTTCTGTAATACTCATTAAACGCTCTTCTTGTATCTGTTCTAATCGTTCTTTAATATATTCCGAAACATTAACATTTCTTAACAATCGACTTGCTAAAGACTCTGCTGTTTTCTTACTATAACCTGCTGAAATTGCTGCTTTTTTACCATTACATCCATTCATTATATATTCATCTGCGAATCTCTTTTGTTTTTCGTTCATTTCATTTACCACCAACTCTCGCGCTATACGCTTTTTAAAATTAAAAAAGGATTGGCTATAATCAGCCAACCCACATAGATCCTTTATTCCTAATTGCGATAAGGGAAACGCAGTAAGATAATCAATATCCTACACTATCATAATATCTCATTTTAGGTATCAAAAACTGCCACTTTACTGCCAATTTCACTCTTCCCCTAACTCTTCCGCCAATCTAGATACGATTTTCCTTTTGATTCTATGAGCAGTTCTATCAGAAATGTGTATGTCATCACAAACTTTTACTAACTCCTTTTTATTAAAATAATACTCTTGAATGAACTCGCGTTCTTTCCTACTTGATGTGTTGATTATACGTTCAATTGCACTCTTAAACTCGAGGATTTTACCTCTTCGTATACTACAAAGATAATTAGTTACTGCCATTTCTGTTTTCGATGTATTAGACGGTACAAATTCCCCGCCTATATTTGTATCTGTTGGAATCCATGGTGTCATTATTTCACTTCTTAAATCTTCGAGTTGCTTATGATAATTAGGATAATCACACAACTCATCTTCTAACTTTCGAACTGTTGATAATTTTAATCCGTATTTCTTTTTAGTCATGAATACCCTCCGTACAAATATGTTTAATCTTCAAAGTGTCTCAATCTGCTTCTTAATATCTCTATCTCTCGCTCTTTAACTTTCACATCACCTTTTAACTGTTCAGCTTGCAACATTACACCAAACAATAAGATGACTAGTAATATAATTGCTATGATGAACCACATCATCTATTCAATCACCTCTAAATTCGGCTTATATTTTAATACACGACCACTCAGAAATTCAGCATCTATTTTAGCTAAAAATAAATTGTCATATGATTTAGCTTCAAAAACATTGCTAGTTGTAGTAAGTGTTATCATTTTCGAAAATGCTCCTGTATATTCTTCTTGTAAATACACACCATCATATAACTCAACAATATATTCGATTGGTCTGTTTTCTTTCTTATAATTTTCAAATAATTTTTCATTCCTTTTTATGTCATGCTTTAATTCATCAATCTTCTCCCTCACTTCAATTTTGTCTGTATATATTACATAAAGTAATGTAATTAATATAAGGATACCGATAGCAACTATTTCCCACATCATCTACTCTGACACCTCCGCCCTCATCAAATCAGACTGATCACTAAACTTTGCGAAGTCACTCGGCACCTCTACATCATCATTAGCCGTCATCATAATATATACTTGCTCCGTTACATACTTACCTAGCTCATACATTGCTAGTAAGAATATTAGTCTTAATATTTTTTTAATCATCATTGCCATCTCCTGTATCAATCAAAAAAAGTACCTGTCTCAACATACTCTTTAACTGTTGTTCATTTAGACTGGCTAACATAGGGCTGTAAAATTCACTATCTTCATCTTTAACAGTTTTAATAAAACAGCCTTCAATCTCAGCTTTTTCTTCTGGCGTTCCATTTTTATACGTCTTAAATACCTCGGTGTGCTTTTCTGGTAATTTCATTTTAGGTGTATTAAACATTATTATCTCCCCTCTTTAATGATTTTATTTCTTTTCGAACAAAGAACCTAATACTTCTTCACTAGGTCTTTCGAATAAGGTCACTTTAGAATTATTAGTGTAGTAAACAATAGGTGTATTTTGTGACTCATATTTCTCTTTCGCTTCTTCTTTACTCTCTGCCTCAACAACTGTAAACCTTTGATTGCTCTTAACTTTAGTTATGTGTGTATGTTTACGTCCTGTTGAATCTTTGAATGTTGTGACTAGGTATTGTGTCACTTCCCCAAAACCTCCTTGACTCGATCTAAGATGTCTTTATACTCCGCTACTTCCGAAGCCTTTTGCTCCACGTTCTGAAACACACTCGAATTCCTCCACTTGCTTTAGTTCAGGTGTCCATATAGGCACGATAACCAATTGAGCTAGTTTGTCGCCTTCGTTGATTTGATAAGTTCCATATTGTCTTATGGCGTCACTCAAATCGATTTCTCCTTTAATATCAAAAACACCTGGTGTGATATAACCATTCGATGCAATAGCGTCATTCTTGATATTAATCCCTAAATTGCCGTGATATCCCGCGTCTATCTTGCCTGTTTCAATCACTAAATGCGTTTTACTACTTACACCACTACGGCTAGTTAATAGTCCGACATAGCCCTCTGGTATGCTTACAGCTACATCTGTTTTGATCACTGCCTTTTCTTGTGGCTCAAGTACGACAGTTTCAGCTGAGAATATGTCATAACCTGCATCCGTCTTATGATTTCGTTCGGGCATTCTAGCATTTTCTGATAATAGTTTTACTTGTAATGTGTTAGTCATTTTCCTATTCCTCCTCATATTTATAGACAACTTGACCCGTCATAATCCCTACTGCTTCATCAAGTTCAATATCTTCTTTGAGTGCATCTTGCATACATTAGGTAAACCCTCAAGTATTTCATCAAACGCTTGCGCTTTCTTATACACGTCTTCAACCTCTTTTAGTAATCCCTCTGTGTCATTACCGTTATACGCACTAGCACTAATAACGGACTGTTCGATTTTTTCGCGATTATTCATTTGTGTCATCCTCCATAAAAATTTTATTGTTTAATTCCATTCCGAATTTAACTCTTTCATCATCGTTACCGAATTTGTTTATTAAATCTCTTTCAACGCTCTTGCAATACCTATCCCATGCGCTTGCTTTCTTCTCCAGTTCTTTGTTACAATCTCGTAACTTCGCTATAACCCCAATAAGCTCATATCGTTGCTTCTTGTACTCTTCACGATCTTTTAATGCTTTGTGAAGTTTATCTAATAACTTGTTAGAGTTAGTACAAAGATTTTTATATTGTTCATCTGATAAGGTGAACGTCATCTCATAACCTCCAATAGCATCTCATTTTCAAAAATATTTCCAACAATTTCAATAATATCGTCATTTTCACTTAGTAATTCAGTTACATTGCTAAAAGTTATATAAAAGGCTCCTTCTTTAAACTCGATAAAACTTACTTCTCTCGAATAACAATCTTGAACAATATCCCCTTCATAAATCTCCACACCGTGCACATCTTTAAATCCTGTGTATTGTAATAGTTTTACTTCATTGAAACTTTTATAACCTGTTGAAATCAAAATGTACCCACTATTAAAATCGATTTCGTCAATAATACTCATAACTTTTTTATCTTTATCCCAAGCTTTAAATTTCAACATCATACTAGCAACTCCCCATCTTTCCAGATTAACGTCATAGTTAGGCCGTCGTTCAAGATGTAGAATGCTTTGGTAGGGAAAAACGTGTTCTCTAAACGTTCGTTGATACTAATACTTGTGTGTAACGCTGACATATAGACTCCTTCTTGAATCTCATATACCTCTAACAACCTATCAAACTTAGTCTCTTCCGTTACTTCTTTTTCAATATCAACTATGAAGGGGATATCAATTGGAATAAAACTTGACGTCGAACACTTATTTGTATTTGGATGAAAACGAACGAATCCATCACTAAATCCTGTTGAAAAAAATATTTTTCCTTGTGATAGATCCGGATTTTCTCGCGCCCATTTAATTAATTCATCTAATCTCATTTCTTTTTTAACTTTGATTTTCATTGTTATATCTCCTCTTGAACAGTAAATTTATCGTTAATTGATACATATCCAGTCACATTACATAAGATGCTATCAACATGAAAAGTCACAAAACAGTTGCGCTCAACATCATTTGAATAGAATCTTTTATTACCTGATAACTTGGGGTTATCCCAAGCCCATTGGATAAGTTCAGGTAAATTCATTTCTTTTTCAATTTTGATTTTCATTGTTTCCATCTCCTCTAAAATAAAGTTAGTTGCTTCTGTTCCTCGTATTCCAAACCATGTTGCTTTATATATATTCCGAGCTCTTCCGCTGTATCAAATGTCTTTTTCACACCTTGCCAATCTGGTACGATATGCCCGTGAAAGTAATAAGTGCCGTTTACTACATGAATATGTGCCACTCGTTCGTTATCCTGATACAGATATCTCTTAAATCCAAAGAATTGATTTAGGTATTCTTTGCGTGCGTTATCTGTCATGATCTACTTCTTAACTTTCACGAATATGTCGTTTTCCAACAGGTAGCACGCATAACGTCCTCTTGGATGTTTCTGAGGTACATTAAACAAGTGTGGCTTCTTTCTTCTTAGCTCAGCCTCTCTCTTTCGCTTTCTTTCCAATTTGCGTTCGAGTCTAGCTTGTTCCAGTCTTTCTATTGTTTTCTTTTCTCTGTACTCGCTTAAACGCGTACCTTCTGGTGCGTCCATTGCTTCATGTAGTTCCCAACCGTCTTTTACTCTCTTAGAAACCATTCCAGCGGTTATACCGTGACTTTCTATTAATTCCATTTCAAATTTACTGAACCTATAAGGTTTATCGTTTATTGTTACAATTCTTGCTTTTCTCGCCATTTATTCCACCTCTTATATTTCTTCTATTCGTATGATTATTTTGGGCTCAATTCCATAACGCTTTGAGCTAGTTATTTCTGCAATTTGATTGTCATCTTTCCACAAATAATTGTTACAAGCGTCTAGAACTGTCTTCATCAAATTATCGATATCTGGTTTAGTTACTTTTAATTGTCCAATCGCTTGAGTTTTCTTTTTCTTCGACCATGATTTAGGTGGAGTAAAGTAAAACTCTAATTCAATTTTTAATGCATTTTCTAGATTTAGCTTTGGCATTTGATTTTGTAAATATTTTTTATGTTCTGTATATTTTGTAGGCATATATGTGTGTGCATATCTACCTTTTGTGCTAAAACGCGGTCGAGGCGAGCCCATAGGTGCCTCGAAAGTTTCGTTAAATTTAATTTCTATCTCCATGTAATCCCTCATATATATTCAAATAAGCTTGTTTGGTGTCCTAACTCCATTTGTTCATTATCAATAAGTGTTTTTAATTCATAATCATCTAAGTACCAACGTCGACCATTGAATTTTGTGTGTTTTAATCCAACAACTAAATGCCGTCCATCTTTAAAATGTGGTGTAACTGAAAACATTTTGTTGCCGTCATGATCAAATAGATAGTATTTATCAAATGCATCCATTTTCAATCACTCCCATTTGCTATTTAGACGCTTAATAAAAGCTTCTCTGTCTTTCTCAAGGTTTTCATCTACTTCCGGCGTTTTCGTTTCTCTCGTGCTGTCTGTGAGCCATTTGGGTGTTTTTTCTTTTGATTGTTTAACGAAAGGTTTATAATTTTGTTTTTTGCTTTCAAGTTGTTGCTTTTCAAATGCACGTACTTGTTCAATAGATTTCAAGTTTGCATTAAGCCATGTATTCAAAATGCTTTTAGCATATCCCCAAGTAACTTTATTTCTGTCTTTAGCGATTTTAAGTGATGCGGTAACTATTTGATCTGAATCATTTTCAAATGAATCAAGATAATAATTTAAATCGTCTAAATTGTAAGGAGTTATGAAACCGAATCCGTTATCTTGGAAGAAGTCGAAGGCGGTTACCTTCTTCTTCTCATTCTCACCATTCTTTACATTATCCCCATTCTTTACATTCTTGTTTGTGTTGATTTGTTGTTGATTTGTTGTCCATTTGTTGTCCATTTGTTGTTGATTTGTTGTTGATTTGTTGTCGTTTTTGCTGTCGGAATTTTCTTCCATACTTTGATAAATCGCCCAATTGACAACGGTTATAACAGAAAATTTGTTGTCGGACTTTACGACGATAGTTCCAAGGTTTTCTAAAAGCTTTATGTAGTCTCTTACTGTGGATTCTTTGAGACGTAACTCTTCGCTTGCTCGCTTTCTCCCGAACACAAATTGACCTTTTTCTAATTCAACAACTCGTCTGCCAACAAGCTGTGTATGATCCTTATGACTAGCCTTCATAAGACAATATGCAAATACTTTGAATAACTTTTCGTTCTGAAAAATAGGCGAATCTAATAGTTTTCTATGAAGTTTTATCCAACCAGTCATATACACACCTCACTTTCAAACCGGTTAAATCAGAATGGTAAATCATCATCATTTAGTTCAATCGGACCATTTGCATTCGCAAACGGATTATCTTTTACTGGTTTGTTATTTGAATATTGCGATTGTCCACGTGTTTGTTGTACTTGTTGTTGATATAAATCTTGTTGAGTGTCATTTGAGTTCTTCGGTTCTAAAAATTGAATACTATCGGCAACAACTTCCGTAACGTATACACGTTGACCTTCCTTATTTTCATAGTTCCGCGTTTGTAACCTACCATCTACGCCCGCCAACGATCCTTTAGATAGGTATTTATTAACGTTCTCTGCTTGTTTTTTAAATACGATGATATTAATAAAGTCTGCCTCGCGCTCTCCTTGTGCATTCGTAAATGTGCGGTTAACTGCTAATGTGAATGATGCTACATTTACACCACTTTGAGTGGTTCTTAATTCTGGGTCTCTAGTTAAACGACCAACTAATATTGTTCTGTTTAGCATTTATAAACCTCCAACATAAACGGGCGCGCCCGTCACTTTTTGTATTTCACTTTTAATGTATTTTGCATTTGAATTTTGACTACTTAAATGAATTAAATGTATTTCTTCGAGTCTAGTTAAATCATTTGCTTTTAACATTCCGATAGCATGTTCTAAGCTAAAATGAGACTCCATAATTCTGTTTGCTAATGTGCTGTGCACACTGCCGTTTTTTATGTTTTCCTGCATTTGTTCATAGATATAATTAACTTCTAACATCATGTGCGTAATGCCGTTAAATTTGTATTTCAAATACTTTGTATCAGTAACATACAGAACCTTATAACCTAATGTACTTTGTAATAAGAAAGCCACAGGCTCGTTAGCATCATGTTCGATGTCAAACGGTAGAATTGACCATGTGCCTATTCGCAGCTCTTGCTTTGCCTTAATCGTGCATAAGCGATGACTTTCAAAATTCATAGCTTGTTGTGTTCCAGCAGTCATATAGCTGATTACACCATTGTCGACAAACTGCTTTGTGTACTTTGCATGATCACCATGTTCGTGTGTGATAAGACACCCTGCTATATGTCTTGTTTTATATTTAAAATGCTTTTGAACACGTTCAAATTTTATACCTGCCTCAAGTAGTAACGTAGTACGTCCATCATTTAAGACGTAGCAGTTACCACTTGAACCAGTTGCTATTGTTTCAATTAAAATGGCTCTTCTTCGCTTTCTTTTTCTGTTGCAGGTTCTTTTATTTCTTCAAAGTCAGATACATCAATAGGCTTATCATTTTCTAATTCTGTGTATTGTGCTTCTTCAAGAACTGGTTGTTCAAAGTCCAATTGTTCTTGATTTGCATTTTCTTCAACTTCTGCGTCCAACACTTCTTTGCGTTGACGTTGTTCGGATTCTTGTGCGTATTTGAAAATATTGCTATCTGTTGATGTGTTGATATAACGTTTAGCAGCTCTATTGATAACTGTTTTTTTAGCCATTTCTTCTTTGAAATTATTATGTGTTTTAGAATTTTGTAATGCTTTTTCATCTTTAATCATTGATGACTGCATCCATGCTTGTTTAATTTGTTCAATAGTCATGACTTCAATATAGTTATCTCGTCCATCATTAAATACGATTGTGCAGTACGCACCGATAATGTTTTCTTTGTCGATGTTAAAGAAGTCTTGTTCGTGTTTAATCGCTTTGATACGTCCTGTTTCTCCCATTTCTTGCTTGAATGTATCGCCTTTATAAATCACTTGAGCAACAACATCTTGAGCACCTGCATCACGTTTTAACATCATTACATTACCGTGATAGCTACGTTGTAACTGCATTTTGTTGCCGTAAGGAATAAAGTAGCATTGATTTTTAGCTGGATTTAAACCTTGCGTTACCATGTCTAATAAGGCATTTGCTTTGCTTGTATCGTTACAACTCATTAATTTGTTATCTTGGCTGATTTGTAACCATGCTTGTTTCATGGCATTACTTGGTGAATAATCATTTGGCAATTCCAAATTGCCTTGTGACTCTAAAACTCTCACTTTGTTTAATACGTTGTCAGATACGTTCTTTTCTTGTACTAATTGTTGTTCAATAGTTTGTAATTTATTATTTTCAGTCATTTTATATAGTCTCCATTCTTAATTTTTTATCTTGTTCATTTACTATCAATTGAATTTGTTGTGATTCTGTTTTGATAAGCTCTGTTACTGATTCAGCATTATCAATAAATATTGGTGCTGTAACTTTAAAATGTTTTGACAGTGTATTGATGATATCTAAGCCAACATTAATTCTTGAGGCGTTATTTAAACCGCTGTCGTATTCGACGCCGTTAACCGTTGTGGAACATGTTTCTTCTAATTCGCCGTTAACTAAGGTATTGAATAACTTAAATTCAGCAATATCAAATTCGTTATTGATATTTTCAGTAAGCATTTTGACTTTTGTTGTTGTAAATTCTTTTAAGATATAAAGGTCATGTGAATACTTTTCTTTTTCATCCAATAATCTGTCTTCTTCATTTCTTAATTCAGAAATAACATCATCTAGATGTTTATTTGATTTTTCGATTGATCTTGACACTTCAATTTCTGATTTTTCTTGAGTAAGTTCGCTTATTTTGTCATCTATTCCTGAAACTTTATCTTGAATAGTTTTCCTGATGTTAGAGCGTTTTTGATTAATCTCATTTATCTCTAACATTACTGCTTTGTATTCGTCAGTTTGCGTAACGTCAACGTGAGTCGTTTTCAACTTATTAATTTTGTTTTGTATTCTTGCTGAACGCTCTTCTGCTTCGTTGATTTTAATTTGAAGATTATTATTGTCATCCTCTAACTTCTCGATGATTGGCTTTATTTTCTTGCCTTCTGAAATAATGTGATTGATAGATGTTTGTATTGTTTCAAATTCTTTCGATTTTTTTACATTGAATTTCTGTAAAGCTTTTTCTCTTGCCTCATTCACTTGTTCAGTTGGTAACTGTTGACCACAACAACTACATACATTGTCATCAAGATGTTCAAATTTTTGATTTTTAGATTTTTCTAAATCACTTTTTAGTCCTTTGTGATTTTCCAATAATTGATTACGTCTATTTTCTTCATGTGTGATTTGTTGTTTGTTTTGCTTTAATCTCGTTTTAAGGTTTGCTACCGTTCCATTTTCAACGTGTAATTCATTTGTTAAAGCATGGATTTTGTTCTCATTACTTGCGCTGTTATTGTCTTCTATGCGTTTCAATTCTGATTGTTTATCAGCTAATTGATTACGCAAATTAATTTCTTCCTTACCGTTTTGAATATCTATACGCTCATTTTCAAGTTGCTCAATTTCTTGTTTGATAATTGCGTATCTATCGTTATCGAATTCTGGTACATCCTGCTTATTTTGTTGTGTTTGGTTAATACGTATCGGAATATCTTTGATATCTTTGTTAATCTGTTTTATCTTGTCCGTAAGAATCTTTTTCTTTGTTTCAATTTCATGATCTCCAAGAATATTATTTAATTCTTTAAAATCATCATTTGTTTTAATGACATCCTCATCATTGATTGGTTTAGCAATTTCAAACAACAAACTTCTTCGCTTCTTCCAATCTAGTAAGTTAAATGCTTGAGGGTTCGTAATTAACTTGAATACATCTTCATCAATCAGTTCATCAATACGAGCTTTATAATCCTTTACTTTTATTGATTCATCATTGATATATTGTTTCTTCGTTCGACTTCGTGAGTATTCCTTGCGATTCGTTTTTTGATTTATTGTGTATTTAGGATGTGACTCTTTTTTAAAAGTCGTAATTTTTCCGTCGATTTCAAATTCTGCGAAAACAGTCGGAATTAACTCATAATTTTCTGCGTTTTTTTCGTTTAAAGGTACAGGGTTAAATGATTTGGTTGATCCGTCCAAACCTTTATCGAAAAGCAGCCATTGTAATGCGGTTGCTGTTATAGTCTTACCAGTCGCATTATTGCCGTATATTTTTGCATCTTTACCGTCAAAGTTAAATGTTACTTCTTTGATTCCAGCAAAGTTCGATATAGTTAACTTATTTATTTTCATATCTTTCCTCATGCTCCTTTTTTAATCTTCCGATGACCTCTTAGCACCTCGATAATTAAATTTTTTATTCGTTCATGGCTGTCTGGATTGATTTCATGTATCTGCACAAGCTTATTGTTTGTTTTGTAACTGTCGTGATAGTGCAGGAAATTAATCGATAAGTATCCGTGATGATTACGTTCAATTTCCAATAATGCTCGTTGGTTTGACAAAGTATATTCGTCGAATAACGTCTTAAAAATATTCAATATATTTCTTTCTGTGTCTCTCATGCTTATACCTACCATTTCATGACTAAGTTCATTAGTTTGTCCTGTTCATCTGTGTTATTTTCAATCCATTCATAAATACTTTGTTTCAAAATATCTAACGCTGTGTATAGATCGTTCTCGTCAGAAACTAGTATCCCGTCAATTGAATTCCCCTCATGATCTAAAACAACTATTTCGACGCTATATGCTCGTTTCTTAACTCTTAATCGAAAATCAAAGCCATCTACATTAATTATTTTTTGACATACGTCACCCGTTTTGTAATACATCATTCTCGTCCTCCTTGTTGTCAGCTAGACCTAAAAGTTTTTTTAATTTATACATTTCGATAACATTAGCGATATCGTGGTAATCATTTTCGTTATTCAATAAATTAGCAAGACCTACAATATCCCCAAGCGCACAATGTGACGATGATGTAGTATCTCCATTGCTAACCCCTACAGTTGAAAAAAGTAAAACGGCAAATTCAGTTTCTTTATTGATTTCATTCACTACTTCAAACAATTCTCCATTCTTTTCAGCCAATAAATCTCTTAATTCTTCCTGCATCATGTCTTTATAATTTTTAGTCATAGTTGACTTCCTCCGTTTTTCGTTTTATATTGAAAATGAATTAATTTTGTTAATCGTTTGTCACTGTTACTTGTTGGCGCAAGTAGCAGTTTTTTCATTCTTCATAAAAGTATTCCTTATAGAATATGAATGTTGCGATACTTGCGAATCCTGCGATTGACCATGCTGTAGTGAAGTACAGCAATGGCATAAGCACAATTGCTAAGACTGTGAAGCATAGTACTGCTACTAGGTAGCTTTTATAAATGTTACTCATTTTCTTTTTTCTCCTCTTTGGTTGTTTCATCGTTTATCAAACCTTGCATTTCCATTAATTTTTGAGGTATACCAGCTTTTAACTGGATTTCGTATAACATTTGTTGAATGTGTGGTGGCACTTCTACCATTCCTTTCGTGTATAATTTAGTTATCTCCTAGTGAAAGGAGGTGATAAGTATGGAATTTAATGATTTTCAAAATTTCTTTGGTGAACTTAGTAATCAAGCCGAAAAAGAATTCGGTGGTGACAGTGACTTTTTTAGAGATAGAATAAATAAGTTGAAAGAAGATGCTCCTGAAAACGTATCTTACGAAATTATTTATTCAATAGCTTTATACGAAAGCTTAAAAGCTCAACAAGATATGAAAATTTTGAATACAGTTAAATATCTTTTAGATCGTGACTAGCAATATCCAACAATGATTTGCTCTGAGCATTATTAATTTTTGGATAATCAAAATTTCTAAGTTTAAATCTTGTGTTTTTCTCAATCTTTACAACCTTCCACGTCACAACTGCCATTGTGATGAGGAGGGTTGTTTTGTATAGTGTGTTCATTGATAATTCCTCCTATTAAGATTTTTATTTTTCTCCTAAAAACTTATTAACAAAGTATTGTTGTCCTTTGCCTGTTACTTTTGGCGTCTTACTAATTGATGTGTGACCGTCCGAATGTGT